TCGTTCCGATACCGACCAGACTGCCGCCGGAACGGTACAGCCCTGCTTGGGTTCGATGGTCAGATAGGAACCGGTCTTGCTGCCCTTGAACAGCAGCTGGTAATTTGGGATCTCCGCAGTTCCTACAATTCTGGCATCCGAGCAGCGGAACTGCATCTGTTTCACGTTCAAATTGCTGCCGTAGGCAAGGTAAAACTTTTTCATGCAATCAAATCCTTTCTGAAAGGGATACCCTTTCACCACCATAAGACCGCCGAAGCGGTCTGGTGTAGCTGGTAGCAAAAGGCTGTCTCTTTATCTGCCGAACCGGAAAGCAGCATCTCCATCCAAGTTTTTG